CCTTCTAAGTTGGATTCGTTTTCTCTTGTTCCTGCTCTATCCCCAATATCAAAGGCGGGGAAAGAATCATACATGCTATCGGAATCCATTCTTTTAGTATATGATTTGCTAAGCGTATTCAAGCGAATTTTATTTGGTGATTTATCCCAAAAGCAAATAGGGTTCGGTTGCATAATTTTATATTTAGTATTAGCCACAAGCAATTCATCGGTCAATAATACACACGATGGATTACCGCTATTCTCTGAAATGTCATATTCGTGAGAAACAACATAAATAATTTTATTATCATTAACAGTCACTTCATGGTTGCTAGCCAGAGAAGTTCCAGAAACAACATCATTAGAATCATAATATTTACCTTCTTCTGCTGGAACTAAATAACAACCAGTTAAATCAATAAACTTAAGGAAAAGATTTTCACCTGTTAAGTCTAGGTTTAATTTCTTAAGAGTTGTTCCTTTAATTGACGAAACGCTATTATCTGCAACTGTTGAAGGGGCGATTAAGTGTGGTTTGAATCCAAGGTATGCTCCACCGCTAGTATTTGTTTTAGCAGAATAAAACTCTTTAGTGGTTGCGATATTATAAGTAGGATAAGTAAGAAATCGCCCCTCTTCGTCTTTATTGGGGCTAGCAAAACCATACCCTAAAGCGGCTTCATGCAAAAATGGTGAAGTTATTCCTTGAATAAGAGGTTCATCTTCTGTATTAAAGGTTTTAAGAGCAACAACTTTCAAACCACCTATACTATCTTCAACACTTGCTATTCCAGTTGCTACATCTAAACCTTGATAAAACTTTAGTAATTCGGAACCAGCATAGGTCTTCTGTGTAATTTTATTAGCCGACCAAGTGTATAAATCTCCATCGCTGTTTTTAGCCACAGTAAAATCAAAGAAAGGCTCAATAAAATTATTCGTTCCTATGGTGAACAATCTATTTAAGCCCTCAAAAGCAATAGGCAGCAAAAAGGTTTGTATTCCATGAGTTGTTCCTTTTTGTAAATTGTAGAAAGAAGAAGGCATGTCAGAATCAGCAACTGCATCTTCCCGATAATAAGTAGTCCAAGAGGTAGGGTTATCGTTATTGGTAATGACCCCTTTTAACATGTGAATATTAACTCCATTTCCAAGAGATTCAGCAACTCTAAACAGAAGGGTTTCTTCTTCTGCTCTCCCAATAATTCTGCTAGTTTCCGTTAAAACATCGGCATCTGCAAAATAAACATTATCTCCTACGGAGTATTTTCTTGAACCTGAATCCGTAGCATTATAGAAACCAATATTAATTTTGTCATTAGTCACGGTATCTGTTGCTAACCCAGTCACAAAACCAATAATTTGATTAGTATCAATATCTAAGATTAAATCATTTGTAGCAACATTGTTAACCGTATCGTTCATAACAATACCCCCATTATCTACCGAAGAAACTGTTAAATCTGTTCCACCGTTTTTAACGGTGGTTGCATTGAAAAAGGGGATGCTAGTCGCTTCTATTACTCTATCTTTAGGAATATCAAATTCAGGATTAATCGGGTTAAATGCCCAATCATATACTACATCTGTTAGCCTCATTAACCCAATTCTTTTTAGGTCTGATAAAACCTTGTCGCTACTAATAATAGAAGAATGTTTGTAATCATTATCTATGTTAGTAATTGTTGAAGAATCGCCAACAATTTCATTTTTGGTAGAACCCGTATTTGTTTTTCTAGGTGCAGAAATTGATAATAAACCATGTGCGTCTAAAAACTTATTTGCGTCTGCATCGGAAGCCTTTGCGACCATTAAACTATCTTTACGAGTTGATGAGTAGAGTAATCTATCTGAGTTGCAGAATAAAAATAGTCTTGCTGCTTTTGGGTCAATTTGATACAACTTATCCCTAATGTCATATGGGTTGTCATAGTTATTTATTTGATTACTTATTCTAACATCTGGTTGAGAGGACTGAATAACACAATTAGTATCAACAGAACTTGTGAACTCCCTATCTACATAAGATGAACCAATAATTGGTTTATACCCTCTAGTTGCTAAGGCATGATGATTGTTATTAGTTGTGCCTGTTTTACTATGGACTGTTAAACCCCCAGACAAATCGGGGTGTCCCTGCAATCCTTCTACATAATAATTTAGTAGGGGACTATCTCCATAATACGATTGCCTTCGTCCCTTATCTGTATCATTTTTCATAAGGTAAGTTTTATCTTGGCCCAACTTTCCTTTCTCAATGTTTTTAATTCTAATAATATCTGCGCCAAACTTTTGCTTAAGAGAAGTTTCAGTAGGGTTTTGGGTATAATAACTGGATAGGCTAAAATCAATGGGAAGATTATTAGGCCCAAGATAATTAACCATTTTTGACCCATGAAGATGCGCTCCGTTTGTAAATAAGAAACTGCGAGTCTTTTTTCCATCTCCCATCTGTAATGTATCTAATTGGGAATAAGTAATATCCCTATCTAAATACACTTCAACATTATACATTGGGCTATCGGAGGCAACTGTTCTACTTCCTAAAAATATACCAACAAATTGTCCATCTTTATATACACTAGTCCCAATAGATATGCTATAATCAAAGGTATTAGAATAGCAGTTAATCTTATTGCTTGTTCCTGCCGAAGAAGAAATAACCGCAAAAGTAGTAAAAGAATCGTCAGGAGTTGCTCTATTATCCTTCTCTCTTCCCAAAGTAAGGGGCATATAAGGAGCCAGTTTTACAGTTTTTATGTTATCCCCTTTTACTGAAAGAATAGTAAAGTCAATTAAAGTATTTACAATATCATCTGAAAAACCAGTAATATCTAAATTAAAATCTAAATCACTATCAAGGTTCTTCACTTTATCAATATTATAACCTGTTGCTTTTGCAGAAGCATCGTCCGAAGTCCCAACTAAAGTTTCCCCGTCTGCTAATGCATTGAAATTTCCTGTTAATTTAATCCCATCTCTAAAATGAAATCCTTTATCGCTAGTTCCTGTAAGTGTCGTAACACTTGCTACATCTTTATTTCCAGCAAGGGCTTTATTTAATACATAAAGTTTTGAGTTTTCTTTGAACACCGTTGTAGCCGAAGAAGCCCTAGTGTAAGGATAATCATATAACTCATACCCAGTCCCGCTTCCACTCTCCACTTGACCGATATAACCATGTTCGCACCATAAGTGTTCATTAACTGATAAGGAAACAGATGAAGTAAAAGTAATTGTTTTGTCGTCAAAATCCCAAGTAGCGGTCTGTCCCGTGGTAATTAAATCATTATATGGACTTTGGCTACTATAAATAATATCGCTAGTAAAAAGAGTGTTCTTATTAATAATCACATCAACTAGTTTTGCTAAGGAGTTTCTCGCCTTAATATCCATAAAAGTTTGGCCTTGGTCTAACCTTCTTTCTGTTTGGTCTATTGAACCGTAAAAGACCTCATAATATAAAACAAAGTTTCCCTGTATTCTCTCAAGACCACTTGTGCTATCTAGGATATTATTTCCAAAAGTAATTGAAAGAATACCGTAGTCGTCGTTAGTGTTGGTAATTAAAGAGCCAATATCACAATATTTTACTGGATAAGAAGGTGCTTGAACCAATCCCGACATACGGGATAATTTGCTCTCTTCAAAACTGGCGGAAGTAATATAAGTCCCGTCTAAGTGCGAGAGTCTTCTCCTATACACCTTATCGCCTTGTGTGAATGTGCTAAGTGAGGTTGTAGAGGTAAAAGCCGATTCTGTTTCTAAGCGACTATCTGCCTTCAAGGTAATTTCGTGGGTGCTGGACACCGAATCAATAATGCAGACTCTTGACCCAATTTTAACTTCCATGTTCGCAACGAAGAACAGGTTTGGCCTTTCTTTGAGTTGCGTCAAAGAGTAGGTTCTCGGAGAAGTGTGTAGGGTTTCAATTGTTCCAACCTCAACCCATTCTCTCAAATTATCTTCTTGTAGGCGTTGATAGGCAACGACCCTATCATCAACAAAAACTCTGTTAGAAAGATTTTTTGTAATGTCAATAAGAGAAAGTTCAGCAAACCCTGCTTTATCAAAAGAATCTTCAATTTCTGCTTCATAAACCAAGGGAATGTTATTGTTAATTTCGGGAGAGTCATTATAGTAAATGTATCTTGTATTCCCAGTAAAAACTTTTGTAGATACATCATCATTGGTGTCTCTTTTTGCATTAATAAAACAATCGTTATAATCTGTTAATGTAGTATATGTTCCAGATAAAACTGCGCTTTCGTTGCTTGTCCCATCATCGGGGTCGTCTAATTCTTTTAATTCATCCTTGAGAGTAATGCTATAATTAAAGCGACTATAATCAACAATTTTATTTCTGTAATCACTAACAGTAACAAATGTAGTGTTATCTCCACCCGTATTCAATAGAATAGAAGCATCCGTTGAAGTGTTTGCTAAGGTCTTTGTTCTAATAAAATATTTATCGTTGTGGTCTAACTCGCCAGCAGTATCAAGTTTATCATCGTAAAAATAGAAGTGAGGGCGAGCGCAAACTAACTTAGACACTTCCGTTTTAATTCCAGCAGTAATCGCAATTAAATTTGTGGTTGTTGATGGCCCTTTGAAAAGCATAAACTTAACATCTTTAGCAATTTCACTTCCGAGTCTTGGGCTAAAGTGAAACTTATCGCCGTCTTGGTCTGCGCCGACCCCAGTAATTTGAGTAATTTTAGCAAAATGATGCATATTTTCATCATCAGAATGAATGAGAACAAAGTAATCGTTTGTGCTTAAATCCACCGAAGCCAAGTCAATCCCGACATTGTTAAAGGAATCAAAACAACGAATAGAAAAACCATCAGTAGCGTGAAGATTGGAATACTCCGTAAGCAAATCTGCTCCGCTTGTGATTTCATCAAACCTTGCGGCGGCAGGTGTAGCGGCTCCACTACTTAACACTAAAGAAAAGATTCTATTTCCTGCACTCAAAACAGGATTAAAGGTAATCAAAGGATTAGTAGGGGTATCATAATTGTTGTTTGCAGGAGAGTTATAAGAAGTGATTAATCCACCAATTTCAACAGTCATAAGTCCACCTCCTCAAATCTCAAATAAAGTAGTGAAGTATCGTATGCAGGGAACAAAGAGTTAGTGTATGTAATTTCTGTTTTTTCAAAGTTTTCTATGGCTAACTCATGCAATTCTCCCATAAATTGCATATCAGTTGAAGCATCATTATTAGAAGAAGTGTTCTTACCTAAAATACAATCTGTTCGTGCAAAACTAAAGTCTGCGACTTCGCTATGCGTCCCAGTCAAAACCAATCTGCGATTGTAGAAAACCCTTACTGTTTTTCCTGCATCATTATATGACACGGCAATATGATGCATATTTTCGGCATACTTAGGTTCTTTGAAAGTAGGAATATACAACTCTGTTTCATCAGCAATTGCATCAACGCTACTTGAAAAAGTAAGAGTGCTAGCCCCAACGCCGCTTGAAGCAATTGTTCCAATAGAAGTAAAAGTAAAGCCATCCCGTGTATATACTTCTTGGCCATCAAAGAAAATATCTGTTAAGGCTCTTGAACCATGAACCTCCGTAGTATTAACAGAAAGAACACTTCCACTAGTATGAGCAGTAGTTAATCTAGCGACGCTATCATACACAATTTCTCCACGCTTATTAAACCCGCTTAAGTTATTCCTAACATGGGAATCTCCATAAGACCAGTTTTTGGGAGTTGAAGAAGAAATAACAATTGGGCTAGTAAAGGTTTCTTGAACAGAATTAAGAGTTAAATATACTTTAATTTTATACTCTGCTGGCTGGTTATTGTTTGTTGAAGTAGAATTAAGCAAAGTAATTCTAAAATTGTCGTTGTGAAAAATGCACATTTCATGGGAGTATCTGTCAGCAACGGACAGGTAGGTTTCGCTGATTTTGCCCGACCCACCTTGAGGCATGATAAGGTCATTCGTTTGTTGCGCCGTTCTGCCTCTAAGACCCGTTGCCCCTGTTCCGTTTATGTCGTAGGGTGTGAGGATTGCCTCAAAAGTGAACGAGCCTGAATGCGCCCATAACCCATGCGGAACATCATCGGTTGTGTCGCTTGGTGTGCCGAAAACATCGGGTATGTTAGCCGAATAATCAATATTGATATGAGCATTACACATAATAGGAAAAACAATGCTTTTTTGTTTTCCGATGTAAATGTCATACATAAATACCACCTCAAGGAAAAATATTAGCAATCTTAAAAGAAAGAGTAAAACCAATATCTGTTGGAGCATCTGCTTCTAAACTGAAACCAAAACTATCAACATACCCCTTTAATCCTGTTTGTGTATCTAAAGCACTTTGGGTGCTTCCTTCTGGAAAACTTTTGGGAAGAGGAACACCCGTGTTATCTTTTTCAAAAGCATTACCTCTTGCGGCAAAAGTAAAAGGCATTTTTAATACGCTACTTCTTTCGTTATATTCATGGTCTATATTTGATTGAATAAAGAAAACTAACTCGGAAATAGTTTGGTGAAAAGCCAACCCTGAAGAATCTACGCTAGAAGCAATTAATTGGGCAATTTCTTCTGCCGTCATATCAACGGCTACAACTGCGCTATCGTCGTCATCGGGGTCTACTCTAGTATGTGTTCTTCTAATCGTTTGATTAGTAATAACCCCTTGTATTTCAATAGACTTTTCTCCAAAGCCTAAATCTACGCCGACTCGCTCCGCTTCTCCACGAACAAGGCTTGATAGAGGAACAGGAACATTCGGAACTGTTCTATTAACATTTACTGAAATAGAAGTTGTCTTAAGAGGAATAGTATTTATATTTAATCCATCCGATGTATTAAAAGAGCGAGTTTTAAGAAAAACATAATGCGTAGCGTCATTCACAGTAATACCCATTTAATCACCTCAAACAATGTTTGCTCCTCGCTTACGGTTCATCTTTTGATTAATTTGCTTTCCAATTTCATCTGCTATTCTTCTCATTTCTGCCTTAGAAGTATCTTTAGCATTAATTGTAATTGAGAAGTTATTGTGATTTACTACGGAAGAACCACCAACTAATTGTCTTGAGCGTTCATTTGAAATAACATTTGAACCCTGCCTTCCCACTAAGATTTCTGGCCCCCTTTCTCCAACAACAGTTAAAGGAGTATTAATTTTTCCACCATCGGCTTTGAAACCAAAAAGACCTTTTAATCCCTTTACAAACCCATCTTCAAAGGCTTTTACAAGCATAGCAGCAAGAGCGACAACAACCCCAGTTATAGCAATTACTAGAATGGCGGGTAATCCGATAGTAAATGCAGCAATAGCCGCAACAATAAATACTGCCGCCTTCATAGCGGCTTTTGCTCCTTGATTCGTAAGTTTATCTATTTGTTCAACAACTAAATCTTTAAACCCAATAACAAAACCATAAAGTAGGGCGGGGAAAGTCCCAAGCCACCCCACAACTAATCCAACTCCTATTTGAATAATACCAAAGAGAATTTTTCCTACCCCTTCAAATAACTTAAAAATATCTCCGCCTTTGAATGCTTGATAAATATCATAAAATCCACTAAAAATATTTTTAAGACCTGCTAATATTGGAACAATAGCAACCTTATAAAAATCCATAAGGTATTTAAACATTGATAAAATTGGTTTCTTTAGAAGAGTAAATATCATAAAGAAAAGAACAAGATAAAGTAATGCGCTCATAAAAAACTTTCCAGCCATTTTCATAACAGGCAAAATGTTCTTAAAATTCTTTTTTAGAATTGAAAATTGTAGTAAGGATAACTCAAACAGTTTTGGGCCAAGCCCAAATATAATCTTGGTAGATAGTTTAACTTGCTCAAGTATCATTCCTAATCTACTCTGTCCACCGCCAGCAGTTGCGCCTCTTTTGGGAAGTGCTTTCCCAGAATAAACCTTTGATTGTGGAGGTGGCCCTTTCAATAAATCCTTTCCTCCTTGAATACTTTCTCCCAAAATATCAAAGCCTTGTAATTTCTTAAATGCCTCTTTTATTGATTTTGTGAATTTTCCCCCACCTAAACCTTGTGCTGATTCAGAAATTTTTAATATAGCATCATCTAATTCTCCAATACTAGAATCGTCTATTGCTACTCCTGAACTTAACAACTCTTCCTTTCTCTTTTTTAATAATTCAACTCTTCTAGCGGCTTCTTCACTTCCTCCGCCTAATTTTCTAACCATGCCTCCCATTAATTGAAAACCCGAACTTAATTTATTCACCAATCTAAACATTCCAGGCGGAAAGAAACCATACATAACTTTACGGAATTTTGCACCTTCAATACCAAACAAAGTAATTTCTTCTCTTGTTCCCGAAAGACCTTCTGCAAGAAACTCAAATATATTTCCTCCTTGTTGCCTATATGCCTTAAGTGTTTCACTCATTCCCTTTCCTAAAACTTGGAAAGATTGGAAAGTAGTAGAACCACTCACTTTATTTAATTCAATAATTGTTTTTGTTAAAACAGTTGTTCTTTTATTAAAGTCAGTTACAACATCTCCAACTCTAGTCACTTCTTGACCGTATTTATTGAGTAAAATAACGCCATCGCCTGCTTCGTTATTCATTTCAAATATGCCTCTTTCAGCATTTTTAACTTTCAAACCGAGCGTTTCAGCAACAACACCCAGTTTATTTGCCGCTTCTTCTGCTTCTTTTGCGGCCTTTGTTGCCTTTTCTTGCTCTTGTCTCTGCTTGATGGTAGCAATACGCATTTTTTTCTGCCTATCTTCCATCTTTTCTAAAGTAATGGCCATCTTCTCCAAGACTTCAGTATAGTTTGCAGACTCAACAATAACCTGTTGAGTTTCAGTAGTATTTTCTGCAATACCTATACCTACTCTACCTAAATTGCTATCCATGTGTTTAAGGGTTTGAGTCACCCTATTCACATGGTTTTCTAAACCATGCATTTCTTGACGGTTTTTAATAACGATATTTGTTATGGTTTCAAACGACCCTACTAATTTATTAACTTCGGTATTGGTTTTTACAACCTGTTCTCTGAACTTAAAAGTTTCTTCTCGCAATTTAAGAAATGCTCTCTCTGCTCCTTCTGCTTCACCTTTAATGGTTCGCATTTTATCAATAGAAGCATCAAGAGTATCAGCCATAATATCACTTCTTTTTCATGGCTTTTTCCATTTCTTCTGATTTAAGAAGTTCAACATTATAGTGAACAGAAAGTAAATCTCTTACCAAACTGGCGGGCATTTTGTATATTTCAAGTGGGCTTATTGCTAATGCTTTCGCTAATGTATAAACCATAATCAAAGAAGCATCCGATGGAGAGGCTTTACCTCCCTTCAGAATTGCCCTTATTCTTCGTTTTTTTGGTCATCCTCCTCAATTGCACTAAATGGCGAGGGGAGGATTTCCTTTAACTGATTCCCTACATAGGGAGTTAAGCGGAGCATGTCAATTGATGAGAGAACTGGCTCAGTCTTAACGATGAAGTTTTCAACCATATATCTAAACATAGCGTTTAAATCAATATCCATGTCTTGACGCTTTGCATCAATTTTCATCATGCTATTCATGGCTTTGTCAATCTCAAGCCATGTAGGTTCTTTGACCCACACCTTGAGGTATTCATCGCTTTCTGGTGCTACACGAATATAGTGTAGTTTCGGCTCGGTTAGTGCAAATAGCACCGACTTATCATTTACAGTTTTCTTATCTTTCAACATATTCTCCACCTTCTAACCAACAAACAAACAAACGGTGTTGGTGGAATATTACTCAGTTAATTTTGAAGTCTTCTTTTTCTTTTTTTCTCGCTCAAGCCTTCTTTGCTCGGCGGCGGCTTTTCTCATATCCTTTTTAGTAGCCATAATATCACCCCATTAGAATGTTATCCGTTTTGACGGTGCAAGAATGTAAATCTCTTGGCTTAATCGTAGCGGCAAAAGATACTGGCCCTTTATCGTCAGGAACAGTAATTGTGGTAGTATCAAGGAAATAATTCTTAAACTTTAGAGTAATTTCTTCATCGGTGTCAGGTTTTGTAAAAGTGAACTCAACCATTTGTCCAGCAGTTATATCAACATTTTCTGTTTCATTCAACATATCGCTAAATAATTGGTCGTCAGTCACAACCGCTTCAAAAGAAATTTCATAAGAGCGTTGTGCAGGAATACCTTCCTTCATATCACGGTGTCCACCCATATATCTCTTATCCATAAGGTTGTTGTTAATTTGAATACTCACAGAATTAACCTTGAGGTATTGTTCTCCAAATGCACTAAATGTTCCTTGAGAAAAGAAGAATGGTGCGCCATAATCACTTCCAGCGTTCCAATTGAATAAGTCTGCGTTATCATCTCGTCCTGCTCTAGCAACATAGTTCGGATTGTTTGTGAATGTTAATGTGGTTGGGTCACTAACCGCCGCAGTAGTGGAGGCTGAAAGAACAACAGTTGTTGCACCAGAAATAGAAGAAATAGTTGTATTAGCAGGAATACCAGAATCACCAGTTACTACCATTCCAATACTCAGAACACTTGAATCTGCAACAGTTAAATTAGGAGATGAAATAGCAGCAGAACAGGCTTGAGTAGTATTACTATCTTTATAGAGGTCAGTAATACTATCAACAAGGCGAGCGTTAATGTCCATCGTCATTTTCAATTCTTCACCTTCTGCCGCTTCAAGGGTTAATTGTTGGATTCTACAACCTCTAGCAATACGCGCAAAAGCAACATCTTCGTTTTCAGTAGAAGAATCTCCAAAAACTGCATTAGTCGTTAATACTGCGGGGTCTTTCGCAAGGGTTTGCTCTAAACTGAAAGAAGGCAGTTGGTCGGTGTTTAGTTCTTCAACTGTATAAGTGATTAAACCCGATGGTCTTGGAACAGTAGCACTATCAAAAGTAAGGTTTTGAAAACCAGTTAATACAGAAAACTGACTAAAATCAAAGGGAGGAACGACTTTATTAGAACCTTTCATTGTTCTGTAAAAGAGTGGCCCAGTAGTAGCGACGGCAGATGAACCACTAGAACCTTTGATAAAAACATCATTATTACTATTTGTAGTAACTCCAGCATCAGTTGAAACAGCAGTTAAAGTTTGAGCCGTCCCTGTATAACTAATTCCACTAACCGCACCAAGAGCATAATAAAGCCAAGAACCAGTATTGGCCACTAAGTTTAAACTACCGTTATCAGCCGTTCTAATTCCTTTGTATTGGAAAGAGAAGTTTCTCGTTCCGCCAAGACCAAGATTCATTTGTTTAATTTCTTGGCTTAGGTTTGGAAAAGTTACGCTTTCCATTAAACCTAACCAATTATCTGCTAATAGTGCTTCACGACCAGACTTAAGAGGATGGGGAGAAGGAGAACCATAAGCCAATAATAATGCATATGCAAAAACTTGAGGGCTAGTTGGAGCAGTTGGTGCTGAACCTAAAGTAAATGCAGTTTTAGTATTTGAAGTAATGCTATGGGTAGAAAGAAGGGTATCATTATCGTCATAGATTTCAATTAGACAACCGATGTATAGATTTGGAACAAGCCTATATACATCAGTAAAAGCAGTTTCAACGGTTACGACGCTTCCCGAAACACCACCAGTAATAGGCATGTAAATATCATGCTCTGGAATTAAAGTTGTTGATGCTCCGCTACCTAAGAAAATTTCATTATTCACCATGTTCTTTCTCCCCCTTTCCTAACAAACTTACTAGGGAATACTTTGTGCATATCGTTTTGCTTCTAATCCAATTTTATATCCGAACAATCGCTTGGCTCTATCATTGGACTCGCTTCTTGAACCTAAAAATAATTGGTGAAACTTTGAACCGTCCGTTGCCGTGTAGCCCGTTCGCTTGCTCTCAATGACCCTACGAAGGATGAGGTATATAGCCCTTAGCCTATCTTTGCCGTAATCAGCGTCAAGGCCAGACCTCTCATCATGCAAAACCCGAATATGCATGGTAAAATTGTAAAACTCATTTCTAATGTCATACATCGCAGTAGGGTATTCAACTGTTTGAGAATCTTCAAAAACTACAATTGTAGCGGGGTATTTTCCCAAATCAACCCGCACACCTTTATTTGCAGCAGTAGTCCTAATATCAATTACTTCTGGCGTAACGGCATGAGAGGCATCAATATCCCCAGAAGAAACTAATGCGGTAGCATTAGAAGACCAAGTGGAGTTAATCAAATCTATGAGAAGGCTGACTTCATCCATATTTTCACCTCTTCATTGATTTTCTTATTGATATATTTTTCATATTCTTCCATAGCAAACTTCTGCACTTCTTCATCAGAAAACGAAACATCATAACCAAGTGCGAGAGATAATTCATCCATAGCCAATTTCCTTTCTTTTTGAATCTGCAAAAGTTCATTGAACATTTTCATGTCAATTTCAATAGCCATTTTAATCATTCCATACATCTGTATCGTATTTTCCATGCCACGCATCTATTTGGTCTTGGTATAAATCCTCTTTGCATTCTTCACAAAGTTTTCTAGGGTCATAACCCATAAACCTTGCGTGTTCATTAACAGAATCGTCATATTGCTTATAATGTGGTGGTCTTTTCTTACAAATAACACATAGTGATTTAATAATACCTTTCCACATATTTATCACCTAGTCAATAAAATAAACAATATCAGTTTTACTTTTAAGAATGTCCATCGCTTCTTTCTTGAGAATATCATACTTCTCTTTCGTTGAAATATTTCCACCCGTTTCTGCAATCAATACGCTTTGGTCGTCATGCCGAATAATTTCAGCCGCAACAAGTTTAGTTGTTGCTTCGTGAACGGCGGCAGGGACTCTTGCATTTCCAGCAACATATGAAACAAAAATAGAATTGCGAACATGATAAGGATAGTCCTGCAAAAAGAAAATGCGTCCTTCTTCTCCCAATAACCAATAGTCGCCCGTTCTTCTCATGTCTTCTTTATCTGTAAATGATGTTAGGGTGCAGACTGTCGGGATTTCATCAGTAGCGATAAATGTTCCTGTGCTTGAACCAGTATTTGTTGCGGCTTGGGACATAGTGATGTTGGTTGAATCCACAATCGCAGTAATGGTCGTTCCCGAAGGAATATGGTTATTGTTATCGTCAATTTCCATGCCTACTTTGAGTTTAGAAGAATCAGCAACCACTAAATTAGTGCTGGCGTTAGTGTGCGTAATTGCTTGTTTTGTCGTCGCTTTGAGAACACAATCTGCCCCATCATCCCCCGAAAGTAGGGATGAGAAGAGGACAGTCCCTCCATTTCCGTCCTCCTTTTGGGCAAAGAAAAAGTCCGAAAGCGATAAATTAGAAGATGTAAGACTTTTTGAGGTTGTTGCTCCTGTATATTGAGAAGTGCTTGGAAACTCTTCATTAACCAAATGAGCAATTTCAGTAGTGGTTGTTTTAATCCCAAAAGTGTTACAAAATTCATCGTTTCCTAATTGATTAACAGTATTCTCAGCGACCATTTCAAACTCAACACCACTATTTGGTAGTTGTAAAATAATAGAATGAATATCTCTAAAGTTATCATGTAGGGCAATTTTGGCTTGAGCAGAAGCAATCTCTTTATAGCCACTACCAGACCAAACTAACAGAGAAACAATTTTACGAACCTTCATCTGCCTTAGTTGAATAAAGCCAACATATCCGCCGTATAAAGTTTGGCCCGGCTGATTAGAGTATTGAAAATTATGAATTTCCTTTTTAGTAATAATTGGACGATAACTTCTTTTTAGTTTATCATCAACCATCCCTTCAATTCTCTTAATGATAGCCCCGACTTGCTTAACAGTCGGATAGGTAGTTGTTCCAAATTCTGGGACTTGAAGCAAATGTGCTACTGACTTAAAATCAGTATAGAAACCATAGCCATTTTCGTAGGATTGTGCTACTCCCGAACCAGTATGATAGGCATTAGTATAATCGCTTGGTGATGAAGTGATTGACATTCATTAGTCCTCCATATCATCTACTTGGCCTGTAATTTCTACATCGTAAAAATCTACTAATTCTTCAACTCTTTCTTTGAAAAGGCTAAGATGCTCCTGCATTTTTCTTGAAGCCCTTTGACTTGAACTATAAACACTTGTGTCCCATTCAGCAACATGCGCTGTTTTATAGCCTAAAGACACTTTAATCTCTTTAAGCCTTTTTGCTAATGCTTCCATTCTTTGGTTAAATTTACCGTCTTTTGAACTAATCCCTCTTGTATCTTGAGAAGGTAGAATAAACTTAACTTCTATCATATTAACAGTAACTTTATTAATTTCGTCTAACTGAAAGTCCAAAAAAGCAATATTACTCTGACTTTCAACTAATTGCTCAAGCAAATCTGTTGTGTTTAATTCATATGAATAAGTTGCCGTTTCCGAATCCCCTTTAAGAAAAGTGTCGGGAATCATATCTTCAAGGGTAAATTGTGTAATGTTTTTATAGTTTCCATTAGTGGTTTCTGCTGGTAAATACACTTCCCCTTTAAAATCCTCTTCTTGATAATAATCAGAATCATCTTCATCAACTTCAAACATTCCCTTACTGAACTTAATTTCTGTTCCTGCAACAGAAGTCCATCCACCAGCAATAACGCCCCTATCTTTAATTTGTCTTGATTTGTCATCAAGTTGGTTTTGTGCTAAATTTTCCAAAGCACCTTGCGCCCCTTTAAAGGAATTACCCACAGAATAAAAAATTGTGCTTAGGTCTGGATTAGATATTCTGAATGTAATACCTATATTTTTATCTATGAATTGTCGTGTTGATTCGTTCCTAGCAATAGATGTTTGTAAATCTACCAGCAGATTTACAAGTTGATTCTTAAAATCGTTTTTAACTCTTCCTTTTTTATATTTTTCTTGCATTAATTTATATTCTTCATCCCCTATTTCATTAGCGGCTCCTAAAATTTCATTAATGCTCTCTTTTAATTTTGCTACGGAAAGTTTTTTATATTGTTCTGTTAAAGTTTTTCTTTGCAAAGTTCTTTGTTTTTTGGCCTTATTGTATGCGGTCTTAAAACTCTTTCTTGTAGAAGTTTCTCCCAATTTTTTAATCGTTACATCTAAATATAAAGGGTTTGGTATAAATTTCGGTTGTAAATCATATTTTCTTTTGAAGGCCCCTAAATCAAATTTTGGAAGTTTTTGCATATCTCTACCAAATTTATATCCCGACTGTCCACGAAGTCTATCATAATCAGCAGAACCGACATGCACTTCGTAAAGACTTGTGGCTTCCGCATACTCTGTCAAAATATCTCTTAAGTTTTCATCTTCACCAATATACTGCGCCCATGCTTCTCTATCTTTCTTATAGAAGTCAATAGCAATTTGTTCATCTTGAAGAATATCGCTAACGATATTTCCTAAAATACCAGCAAAATTTTCTGCTTCTTCTTTATTAAGATTTTTATAGAGGGTTTCTAATGCCTTAGTTGTTTCTGCGACAATACTTACATGGTCTTTAGAAGTGGCGGTTAAGTATCTTAAAATGTGTCCACGAATAACATCTTTCTGTTTGGGCATAATTAGGGTGTCGCCCCCAAGACCCCAAGAAACCTGATATTCCACAATAAACACCTCACATTAACCATTTAGCCCAAGCCGCCCCTTTTTGAATGGCCGAACCTAAATGAAGGCCACTTGAGGGAGGCTCATATGACATTTGCCCTTGAGCATCAATCCAATATGGCCTTCCGTAGCCATCTGTTCCCGAAGGAGGAATAGGGTAGCCCGAACCGTTATTCATGGCCCCCTGCATTTGCTGATATTGTTGAGTCTGCCCCGTGATTCCAGCAATAGCCATTCCTGCCGAGGGCTGTTGTGCGCCAAAACCCTGCGACTCAAGGTATTGTTGTTTAGCCATTTTTCTTTGCATAACCACTTCGCTATTGATTGCCGACTGTAAAATCTTTTGAATATCCAAATCAATATTTTCTTGCGTAATTTTCTGATATTCTATTAAAGCATCATTATTAATAGTGATTGCACCACCAGTATTCGTAAATGCTAATTTACTAAGCATATCTGAAACCACTCTTTGGATAACATCTTCCATTAATTGCTCCATAGCAGTTAAAAACATTTCACCATGATATTGAAAAAACTCTTCAACATGGTTCTCCTGCAAAGAAAGCAAATTATTTACATTCTTAAACTGTGCATCATTTTGTGCTTGAACCGCATTTAATACGGTTCCATTACTTGTTCCAAATACTCCCATATTTATTCCTCTTTTTCTTCCTTTTGTTCAGGTGCTTTTACTCCGTTTTGAATCATCAGATAATTAAGTCTGTCTGTCAAAATATTGATTTGCCCGACCAATTCTATGGCCTCGTTGGTGGCCGACCTGTTATCTTGTAGGGTGGGTGGTTTAATAAAATAACCTGCGGCGGTGAGGGAGGCAACCTCGGTTTTGCTAAGGTGTGTCATGGGCTTCCCCGACAACGCTTTAGGCATTTTTGGCTTGAAGGCTTTGAAGTCTAAACCATGTTTTTCAGCAAGAATCTGTTGCTCAAGCATTTCCAATTGTTTGAACATAGAAGAGTGTTTAGGGCAGTATGTTCCCTTGAGAGGACGGCCTTTGATTACTTTTTCTAAAGGAATAGGAGGTCGTAAAAAATCCCCTTGCTCCCAAATATGATGCATTCCACAAACAATACAACGGTCTTTGAGATTGAATTTTTTACCATATTTAAAGAAGAGGAAGGACTTAGGCTCTGGAGAAAGAACGCGAATAAGTTCCTTTTCTTTCTTCTTTGGTTTAATAGCCATAAATTGGTATTCAATAACTTGTCCTGCCGTTCTTGCTTGTTCAATCGGATTCAACATGGGGTTGAATTGCGTTGGTGCATTTTGTCCTATAATTTGTTGTTGATACATAATAATCAGTAATCCTTTATCATTGTAGTAATTCCTCTATAAACCATTTCGGGTTCCGACTTTGCTGATACAATATACTTAAAGCAAGGTATTCCTTTATCGTTTAGTTTTCTCATACCGTATTTGAATGGTTCAAAAATCTCATGCTTATCCATTGGTTGTTCTTTTTCTAACGGGTATTTCTTTCCCCATATGTCATGTTTATTTGCCCAAATCCCTACTGCTATTGGATAATCAGTATCTTTCTTTTTCTTACCATTAGACCAATTATTTGAAACGATTGTATCAACTAAATATTTCCATGCTAACTGATGGTCTAAATTAGAATTGCTATCTAAGTGTCGGTGGTCTATCATAAAAATAACATATTTAACGCGGCGTTCTTTCATGTCTTCTTCCCATTTTTTCCAGTAAATCGCTTCCCCTCCAACATCTGCACTTTTTACTGTATGAGAGTTTCCATCAATTTTAATATTTTTTCTTGTTGCTCTATGCAAACCAACGGTTCTTTCATTAATTTGATGGACTTCGCCTCTTGTTCTTAATTGGTGACTAAGTGTTGTTTTTCCAACCATTGTTGCTCCATAAACTCCAAAGTTAATTGCGTGGACTTTTTTGTAAAAACCTAGTATTGCTTCACCAACAAGGATAGCAAAGCCTGTCATTAATGACATTAATGACCCCACCCGTTTAACAAAGTGTCAAACAGGAAACCCATGATGTTTATACCAAAAACACCAAGAATGTTTCCAATAAGGAAACCTGAAAGACAGGCGCAAGCACCCCAAAACCACGCTCGCATTTTCAAAAAGAAAATGTCAGCAGAATGCGCTCTTTGTTGATTATAAGCATAATCCGAATCGGAAAAGCCCATTAAATCTCCAAAGACCATTTAACCACCTTCATTGTAATGTGGCTAAAAATTCACTCCCAATAGTGTTTTCTTCCTGTTCAACAGGTTGGGTATAAGCAAATGGAGAAGTAGTAAATTGCTTTGCGCTTTCTCGCATTTTGACTTTTTGTTGTTCATCTCTAGCCTTTCTTTCCCAATACGCTGCAATTTTTCGGTCAAGAAGCCACATCTCAATTCTATCATTTAAAGACAAATCAAAGACGGCTTTCATCACCATGATTGCACCAATTGTTCCTAAACCAAATAGAACAGAATGGGCCAATGGGCCATATGGGAAATTCATTCCAAATGCCGCATATGCCCAAACATTAGTTCCACTTAATGCACCAACAAAAAGAATAGTCATAACTAAACGGGTATCTTGGTTAAGAGCCGCCATTATATCACCTCAAGAAAATTCTACCGAAACTGCCGCACCTTCACCAGAACCGCTTGAAATGCTCAAGAAAAGGCCATTAACTGCAAGAACACCATGCATGTCAAATTCAATCATACTAGGAGAGTCGGGAGAAGGGCGCAAAATTAGGCGAGTTAATTCTGTTCCGCTAGCGGCGGAAGCATTATCAAAAACCTTAATTGTTGTATTGGCGGTTCCTGTTAAAGCCGCATGGACTGAAACAAGCCGACATTGGCCCGAAGAAATTGCACTACTCGCTGTTTTGACTCCACTTGAACGGCATTGACTCATCGTGATACCCTCCCTCACACCCTCATTAAGAGGGGCCTATTTAGCCTTTGCGCCTACTCCTTTAGAGCAGAAGTAGTCTTTTTGGTCGTAGCCTTCTTTTTAGAAGACTTTGCTTTTGGTAGCAAAAGACCACAAAGAGCCAAAGCATCAGGAATGTCCTCTTTCAATTGCCTTCTAAGAACAACTAAACGCTTTTCATCAGTTTCCTTCAAAGCGGCTCTGTCCTCTTCAACAAAGGTGAACATAAGGTTTCTATCGCCAATTTTAGCGATAGCCCAATCAGTTTCTACTTCTAACTCGCCCTTTCTTCGGAGAAGCCCAAAAGGTGTTTCTAATCTACCGATATTCGCAGTATCGGAGAACTTGACTAAAGCCAAATTAACACCTCAAAGGTTTCCATAGACACGAACACGAACAATTCCTTCGTCACTCGTTCCTGCCTGTTCAGCAACTCCTGTCTGAAGAAGAAGTTTAAAACTGCTCGTTGAAAGATATTCACCATCACTAGTCAAAACTGCTTGAGCCGAATGAGTTTCTTCTTCAACTCCAATCACCATAACTGCTGAAATGGTTGCTAATCCGAGAGAGGAAGCCGTAATAGTAATGCCGTTTTGAACATATGCAGTAATGTTGATGTTCGCATCAACAAAATATTCATCGCCGCTAACTCTTGGGGCGGTAAAACCCTTATGGTCTGCAACAATCGTTGTAGTGTGCGTCATTTAAAACACCTCACGAAAGGTTCACGATTTTACCTTGACCCTTGAAGTAAGAACAACCCAATTCTGCAATCGTGCGGTATAATGCTCGGTTGCCGAGTTGTCCAACACCGAATGGGTTTCCGTTGCTGATACCGTCCTCAAAGTATTGAGTAGGCTTCATAACGGCCATCCAAAGATGGTCGGTATCAAGAAGAAGCATATCCGAAATGGTTCCCGAATCAGCCGAAGTGCTTTGCATTTGAGCAACAGGAATCAAAGGAATGTCGTAGTAAGTAGCAACACGGAATCCGACTTCTGCACCTTTAACACCACGAACACCGTTCACGGTGGGAACAATTTCCTTTCTGTCCATAAATCGCTCTTGGCTCTGCAACAGGTCGGAAAGCGTTTGAAGGGTGTCATATCCAGTAAGGATAACCTTTGGAGAACCACCGTTCTGTCGCAATTCACGAAGCGTTGCGTTAAGAATGCTTAAAGTGAATGGGCGAGAACCACCACTTCCATAGTCTTCTGCACCATTAATCACCGAATCAAGGAAAGAAGCGGCATCACGGTTAGAACCGTAAATGTGGCTCACGGTGTTATCGTTAGCGGAAGCGGCAAATAGCGAATCTGCGGCCATTTGGTCTTGCTCTGCGGCAGACGAAATGATTTTGTAAAGAGAAGTATAGTTTCTCAAAATGTTCGCAGGGCCGTTGGTTGCGCCAGTATCACCATAAACTTCTAATGGAGTCATAATCATCAAGTTTTGAGATTCAGCGTGATGCTTACCCATATCTTCTCTCATTTGCGCTCTAATATCACCGATACCATCGTCAATTTGAGCCATTTCCATAGCCAATTCGCTGAAATCAAACTGATGAGCGACGGTCTTTGGACTCATAAAGAGCGTGGAGTATTCGGGAGCAATAGCAATCAAACCATCACCAGAGGTTGAAAGAGAAGCGTTTTCGGGAACACCACCGATACTATCAATTCGGGGTGCATCCGTTCCGACTAAATCCGTTCCCGTCTTACTGAAAGAATGGGTGTTGCCCGTTCCACCAGCAGGACGCTTTGAGAGGACTCTCCAACCACTTGAGGAATATGGACGCTTGGCCATAACCGAGAGAGCATTCACTTCTCTGTTGAGCATAGACCAAACTTTCTGCCCATAAAGCACATTGTAAAGGTTTCCAGCAATCCCAGTAATAGGGGAAGTTTGAGTTGCGGCATCATGTCCACCATGAATACCGCTAACGGTTCCAGCCGTCTTTAAGAGCATATTATTTGCTCCATTAAAGTTAAGGCCGTAAGTTTGTGCTTCTAAGTCTGCAATCGTGTTAATATATCCTACCATGTTATCACCTCAAAGGTTGCCTCCATAAGCCATTTTATGGATTGTGTTCCAATCCATTTCGGCTAATTCATCCATAGATGGGAGTTGGATTTGTGCCTCTTCTTGAGCCTTCAAGATTTCAGTCTTTTCAGCCGTCAAGGACTTTCGGAGAGCAGTAAATTCGTTCTTAAGAGAAGCAATTTCGCTCTGTGCATCATATTGCGACTTTGCGAGAATGTTTTCACGGGTTCCCTTTTCAGCCTCAAATCGTCGGGCAAATTGCTTTTGGAGGTTATCGTAAGCCAACTTCTCCAATTGTTCTTGGCGGAAAGCCTCGTAAGCCTTCTCAATGTTTCCAACGGAAAGGTCAAGGGTTTCTAATTCGGTGTTTTCAAATGCCTTAACAACGGGCATATCGCTGGCTCTTGGCTTACCGTTATCAATAACGATTCTATCGGCAGGTTCGCCAATTTCAACGCCAGCACCATCAAGGGTGGACACATAAGCCTTAGATTCCATAGTGGGGTCTTCGGGTTTGGAGGTGTCCATATCCTCAATTTCTTCGTTGTCCATCATTTCATAATCGCCCTTTTCGGCCATTCCTTCTTCATCGTCTTCTTTTCGGAGCATGTTCACTTCATTCATAAGTGCGTCTAACTCTTCCAATGCTTTTTCCAGTTTGCTCATGTTTTTCACCTGTGTTTTTTCTTGTTTCAAAATATCAAATTTTGCTTCGGGGTTAATTCCTTTTTCGCAGATAGTGACTTCGTGTAATTCTAATTTACTAATTTCGTTGTATTGTCCTAATTCGGGATGGCTTTTCTTAACCTTATGAATTGCTTGTCCTCCAATACTAAATGACCTTAATGAACCCTTTCTAATTCCTCGGTTAATTTCCTTAGCCTTTTCAATATCATCTCTTAACTTGATAACAACAAAGAATCCTACATCATCAACTTCGGTTTTCCACAACTTACCATTTTTATCTCGGTATGATTTTACAACTTCTCCGACTTGAACATTTGAATGATTTGTCATTACATTTCTAAACTTAGCATTCTCCATGTATTTATTAACTGCTTCATTGAGTGCTTTAAGAGTAATTAAATCGTTTTGTTTATCAACAATTTCAATGCTTGCATATCCACCAATCATTAAGTCGTCGCTTTTGAGAATCCTGAAATCCTGTGGTTGTTCCCGCTTGAGTAGGAGAGACATTTCCAACAACCCTTCGTTATCACTTCAAGTATATAAGAAACATGGTTATCTTGGGATTTTCTTCTCCGAAAACCTGTCCTCATAGATGTTCCACAAACCCTCATCCCCTTCTTTATCAGCAGGTTTTTGCTCATATCCAGTCCAAGCCAACCACATTTTCTGTTCTCCCACGGGGAGGTAGCGAACATGAAACTTCGTTTCAAACTTATTCCCTTCCAAGAAGTATTCGTGATACCCGTTCCTTTGGATTCCAAGTTTCACGACTCCGCTATCAACGACCTTTTCGTTATCGGTATTTTGAGCAACCTCCGCAGGATATTTTCCTGCCGCCCCGAAAAGGTCAAACATTTCTTCTTCATTTTGAGTGTCAATTAACCAATTAATTGTTTCATCTCCAAGTTTCATAATCATGTTTAGATTGTCGTCTTGGCGAGAATACAACTTAAATTGACCTTCTCTGTATTTTTCGGGTGTTTTATAGTCTGCTTTGAGCATAGCGTATTTGTCCGTAAAACTAGAATCTCCTTGAATGCAGTTTTGATATTCTTCTAAGGCTTGTTCTAATGGGCCATAATCTATACCATCTATCTTATTATTAAGAAAATCATCTATTACTGGTAATAATATATCACAATCTAAAGAATCAACGGCTTCCATAATATTCTGTTTTTCTTCTTCATAATTGTCTGCCCAAAGTTCGCCAGCGTGTTCAGGGTGTTTTTGCACATGAGCATATACTTTATCCCAACCATCAAATAACTTAACAAACGCATCTAATGCTGCGATGCGATTTTCTTTAACAACTTCTTTTAATTTTTCACAGCATTCGCCGTCTTTATCTGAAGAGTCAATAGTAATATCTCCAATTTCTTCTTCGGGTTCTTCCTCCCTACTAACTAAAATTGGAGACTTTAGAAGCATTTTAAGAAGACCATCACCATATAATTTACCATTTCTTAGAGAAATATGTTCTCTTTGGTTGGCCCATTTCCCTAAGTCCTGTAATCCACCATCTATCACATCTTCATATAGGTCTTTATGCTTAGAAGCCAAGAAATTATGAACTTCTCTAACAGTTTTTTCTCCATTCTCTTGAAGATAATTAGTAATAGCAACTGTCAAAGTTCCTGCCTTTGTTTTCATAATTTGCTCTGCTTGGGATTTCCAATCGTCTAAATGAATGGCGGCATTCTTTGACATAAGATTATTTTCTTCAAAGCCATAAACTGTAAAGCCTACCATGTCAGACTTACAAATAATAGTGGCTGTTCCATGAATGTGGTCGGTAATAGTAATACCTTTCTTCAATCCCTCAATAGAATAATTAAGAGATTTTTTAGTATCTTGGGCCAATAATTCCAAAGTGACTATTTTATCTGGATATTCTACTTCGGGTATTTCAATAACCTTTGCAGAATAAAGAGTATATCTTTCTCCAGCATTCTTTACTTCATCAACTTTGACTCGGATAATTTCGCCAACTTCTGCTGAAATTTTGGTATTAAGTGCTTTGCCGACATTCATATATTTAATGCCGTCAATTTCCTGTGTAAATTTGTTTTCTTCAACAACAGGCCCAACCCCAACAGTATAAGAATATAAGTTGCTTTTGGTTTTCTTTTTATCAAGAACAATAACATCTAAGTCCACAAACTTTTTCCATTTAATCCACTTAGGGTTTTTCTTTGTCCCAATGTAATAAGTAGAGGTAGCATCTTTAATCACCACCCCTTCGGAAGTAGGCATCTCCATAATTTCTTTTGCATATTCAGCAATATCCTTTAAATTATCTGCACGACGAGTATCTTTCTTTGAAGGAAACTTTAGAACATCGGCAGAGTGTTGAGCATAATTGTTGAACATGATAGTCATGCGGTCTTCCAATTCCTCATCAAGAAGAGTTTGGTTTTCGTGTCGCATAATGTCAAAAACATGACATTTAAGAGTAGCCTTCGGATATTTGTTTTTGAAAACATGGGCGATAGTGTCTGCTCTATGAAGGGGTTCATCCTCGTCAAAGAGAATTAATTCTGCATCAAGAATACAATCTCCAAAATGTTTTGCCTTTAACTCATCGGCAATTTCTTTACACTTATCTGTAATTAACTTCTTGTTAAACGAAAAAATCTTAATATTATTATCAATCTTTTGCAGTTGGATTCTCATGCCGTCATACTTTTCTTGAACAAACCATTCTCCACTAAATCCTTTTAACTCTTCAATATCATCAATATCAAAAATACGATACATTGGTTTATTGGGAATAATAAAATCAGTAAGGGCCTTTTCTTCTTCGGATTTCTTTTCTTTTTTGATAGTAAAAGATTTTTTTTGTTTTTCGGGGGCAACGCCTTCAATATCAGTAAGTTCATCTAATTCTTTTTCATCGTATCTTGAAAGCATTAAAAGTTCTAACATCTCCATAGCGGCTTCAACTGCTTTTTCGGTGCGTTTGGAGTCTTTTCCATCTCCGTAATGCTCAATAATATACAGGGCTATGTCGTCAGGTTCTAGGTCAAGCCCTTCTAAGCCGTATGTAATGTCGTCGGGAGGAATGTCTTTAATTGCATAAACCTCTTCGGGCAGAGCCTCTTTATCATCCCGTAGTGCGTAATGAACAAACTTCACCATTTCTTCGGGATTCTCAAGGAGGGTTTCCAAAACTTTTCCTTTGAACCTCTTAGCGAACGGGTCATTCACCAAATCGGAAGAATAGCGAAGAAGTTTAATGGCCTCAAAAAGTTCCTTTGCCTTGAGAGAGGAAGGGTCTTTAATATCGTTGTTTTCTATGAGGTCTTCCGAAACGAAGTCTTTCATTTCATTCCCTGCGGCATCCAGTTCATTGTATGACTCAACGATAGTTTCCACAACATTTCTCCAGCGACTCCCATATTCTTGAGGGTCGTTGGCGGCAGAAAGATATGCTACTCTCGTTTTCTCAAACAAGCGAAGAATCTCTTCCGAAGGACGCTTATCCTTCTCAATGTTTGAGAGGCGCATTTAGCACACCTCAAAGATTTAAGCCATACTTTTTGTTCAAAATATTTTTAATATTTTGTTGAGGAATAGAATATCTACTGTTATTTCTATTCAAAAACATTTCTAAATGTTCTGCGGATTGGCTATTTTGTTGCGCTTGGCTCAGAGTAAGACCAAGGGAGTTTAAACCAAATTGAATATTATCATTCGTATATGTTGGTGCGCCACCCTTATTCATACTCAAAGAATATGTATTATCTGCCTGATTATATCTGAGGTAGGATTTTTTAATTTCGGATTTTTTAAATTGAGTCATTTCGCCAGCCTTTCCATAGCCCGAATGAGTCCCAGTATTGTTTTCCATTTTGGTCTTATCCTTCTCAGCCTTTGGTCGCTTTACCTTGACCTTTTCCATGCGGTCATCCTTTTCGTCGGGAAGACGATTTCCTTCCATTGATTCACGAAGTAATTCCTTAACCTTTCTTGCTTTCTCAATAGTCATTGAAATAACTCTTTCTTCTTTACTTACTCTTTCGGGCATAATTACACATCCAATACTTCTTTTTCCTCATTTAACATATTAGTTGTTGCTCTATCAACAAAATCAATTTCTTGTCCAATGGGAAGAAAACTTTCATGCTGCTCATATTGCTGACAAGTCCCATCTGTGTCAATGCTAATAAAAATCTTGGTGCATTGTTTTTTCTTATTCCAACGACAATCTTTTGCTTGACACCTCTGCACTTGGGTTAATTTTTGCTTTAGGACTTCGCTCATTGTCCACCAGCCCTTTCAACCATTTTATGAATCTCCGACCAATTCATTTCGCCACCGTCCATATTCACGGAAGCACCCATGCTATCCATCATTGGTGTAGGGGTTTCAGCAACAACAAAGCCAGACTTCATTAATAAATTGTCTTTGTTATAAACTGCCCTTTCAAGACTTTCAATCTTCGCAGAAAGAGCCTTAATAATTTGAAGCATTTCTTGGTTAATGGTGTTTTCTTCAGGCATTTTAATCATCTCTCTTTTTTTGTGGATAAACCAAATCTCGGAGTTGTCGGTAAAGGAGTTCATACTCCTTACGAAGTTTCGTAGCGGTGGCCACTATGTCAATGTTGCGCTCATCCATAGACTTCATTTTTTTGTTGAGTTTTTTATCCGACTTGGTGAAGTCAAGTTCTCGCAGGGATTCAATCAGTTCGCCTAATTTGGTAAAGTCTTGGCCGAAAAACTCTGTGGGTTCGGCGGCTTGGAGGGTCTTTTTGAGCCTCTTTCTTTGCTTCGCATCTAACGAATCAAGGATTTTTTTGGGGGGAGAATCCAGTTTTTTCTCAAGAACAAACTCTTTTCCTTCGTTGTAAAAATCCCATGTCATTTTCATTCCCCCATAGCCTCTTCTCTCTTTTGGTAAATCTTATCTAATTTATCACCAATTACGGCTTCTTCGCCCAATAACTTGTCTATATCTTCTTGAACATTTTCCATTCCTTCTGCTATATCTTCAAGTTTAAATGCTTCTTGAATAAAATCATCAGCATCCTTTAAAATAGATAAGGCTTCTTTATCGGCAATAAGCACTTTGTATTTAGGTTTTCTTTCTAAAATAGTGATTAGTTTATTAATGTCTTTTGTTTGTTCAGCCTTAATTCCGTAGTCTTCTAACTTGGTGTTCTTGTATTCTCTACCTAACGCAGTAAAACTTCCTAAGATATTAACCTCTATCAAATCGCTTATTACTTTATTATATTCTTCTTTACTTACTGCGAGTTCTTTCATCTTAGGGTTTAATTTTTGCAGTTTTCCTGAAACCTTTTCAAGAGAAGAAGCCATTGATACTAAACCATTGTCTAATTCTATTAATTTTCTATTATACTCTTCTCTTACCTTAATTTGTTTTTTTAGTAGTTTTACTGTATCTTCATCTGGCTTCTGCTTATCTTCTTCATTATTTAATCTATCTTCAATATTATCAATATTAAATGGTATTTCTTCTGTGCTTTTATTGATTAATTTAAAAGCCAGTTCTAAATCGTTAGAAAATCTAGAAGCATCTCTCAAAGTGGCTCTCACTTCTTTTTGTTTTTCTTGTTGGTGGTTAAGTGAATCTAAAATCCTTTTATTTGCTCTAGC